TTTCATTAATCTTTTCAATTGGCACATTTGAAGTCAGAATGAGAATCAAATGTGGATAGAATCCTAGATCTGTTGTTTTGTCCAGCATCCCATTCCAGTCGCTTTTCTCGCGGATTTGAATTGGGATATTTTTGTGGGGTTGAATGTTCCCACTCAAAACATCGAAAAGAATCTTGTCACACTCTTCTAGGACTAAAACAAGGGGCTTCTCCTCATCAGGCGAGATTGTACTGTAAACCTTAGATAAACTATCACCGGGATCGGTTGGTTTCCAAGTATCACAATATGATGCACCGATTTGTTTTGCCAAAAGAAGTGTAAGAAGTGATTTTCCAGTTCCGGGTTCACCATAAATGAAAAAAGTTCCACTTTTGGATGGTTTGTCTGAAACTGTTTCCAAAATTTCATCAATAATCTTTTGTTGATAGCCACGAGGTTCTTTCTTCAAGAATTTAGTTGCGTTGTACTTCCTCTTGGGATAGTCCCACCACCAAGGGTTTCCTCGACGCTCACGAATATTGATAATTTTCTGTTCAACCTCCTCACCTTCATCATTCGTTTCCGTTTCCATCTCCTTTTTGATCTTTTCGAAACGATCACGCCTCAAAATCAAATACATGGTTTGACCACGATTGTGTTGACTATCATTAGTCATAATGTAACCAGCAAACCACTTACCATAGAAAAAACCGAAAGGTTTCTCACTCTTAACAAATGTTGAACGCTTGATACCCAATTTGGTAATCATTGTGTTACACTCCGTCTGATCAGTGATTTTGTAACCTTGGACCTTGAACATGTGTCCAACAATCAAAGGGATTACAAGAAAGACCTGCAACGAGGTCAAAAGAGACAATATAATAATCTCGAACATACTTTTTATATTATAATCATAAATCACAATAAATTATCTTCAATTTTTTTGTAGAACCAAAGAATAACCGCTTCAATTTTTTTGGTTATTTAATTATAATTATCAAAGCTATTAAGAAAGTATGTTCCTAACATTTTTCTTCAACGTTTGAAACTTTTCGGTCATAGCTTTAATATCATTTTCGAGATTTACATTTTTAGTTTTTAAAGTAATGATCTCATTAACTAATCTTCCCACATAACTAGTTCTATCGGTCATGTTTACATATTGTGACTCTAATTCGCACATCAGACTAAGTTTTTCAACTTCCTCTGGAAGTCCTGTATGAAAGCAATCATATGTGGTTTTACATTTTGGGAGATTATCCCACACAATAGATTTTCCATTTTCATTCACAGTGTATCTCTTTCCATCATTACAACTGTGATAATATTGTCCAAGTGTAGGAATAATAGAATTACCATACTTAAAACGATGTCGTTTATCAATAGGTTCACCATCAAGATCACACTTGTTCATTATCAAAAAACAATGATCAGAATTTGTATTAGTCATATCCAAATTTTGTAGATATGTTAGTGTTTCATGAATATTTGTTCGATCATACAATAAAATAATCCAATCATATTTTATCTGATTATCAACTGAATCAAATTCAAAAAACCTACACCTATCTACCATTTCTGGATAGTCTTTCATCCAGTTTACAATAAAAGTTGTTTTACCAACACCTCTTGCACCGTAAACGGCTACCTGAATTTTTTTAGACATATTAGTCTTGAGCTGTTGAACTTCACTTTCAAGTCTCTTCTTCTCAACTTCAGAATTCATTAAACGTGTCTTCATTTCAGTCATAATTCCAACAACTTTGTTAAGATAGTTGGAATTGATATCGTGTTCCAATTTGTTAACAGAAATTGGAACTCGTTTTTTAATCTTTTTGATTAATTTACCAAACATATTCCAAACACCATATTCTGAAGTAGAGTTATCAAAAAAATAATATGGATTTTGACTATCGGTTGTTTGACGAATCAAAAAATATTTTGTGATATAATCTGATTGGATATCACAAAAATTGTATTGAAACCAATTATTTGTTGGTTTTTTGTCATAAAGCGTACCATCACAATTCGTAACAACAACAGAGTAAGGTACGTCTATGAAATTTAGTTCAACCAATGTTTCCCAACTATTAATAAGACGCATATCACTGCTATAACTAGCAACAATAATTACCATGTCGTAACTATTATATTTGTGACGACTCGCAACTTCATTAGCTTCCGTGAATGTAATGTCCAATCCACTCTCTTTGTAACTTTTAGATTACTTGAATCTCTGAATAAAAAGAGTCTTACCAACTCCATTATTACCAACTACAAGAACATTATACTGTATTTGCATAATGTTTTTACAAAATAATAAAGATACCAAATAAAATAAATCAATTTTTATAAAAATAATAATCATAACTTAACAACGAGCTTTTTACTACTAGGTATGTCCAGCTTGTAGAAAACCATTCGAAATTGAACAAAGTTTGCACCTGAACGTCCGCGATCCCCTCCCTTTCTTTGAATAAAGAATGAATCACCAAGGGTAATTCGATTACCGTACTCATTTATGGAAAAATTGCGATTCATCAAATGCTTGATCAATTCATCAGTTGAAAAAATAGTCATTTTGTTTCTACGCTTATCAACATATTCAACACCACAAAACAAATTTGGACGTGCATTTTCCTCAGAACCCAATAGAATTAGTTCCAAAATTTCTTTCTTATTTTTATTCAAAATACTAGTAATAAATTTTCGAATATTATTATCGTAAACATTAAGCTTGATTTGTTGACTCTTGTCACACTTCTTATTCACCAATGGAACTTCGAAAAATGGTGACATATATTCATTAATTTGGCTCAAATTCGGAATCAATGTACAGAGCTTTGCCCAACGTATTTTTCCAACTTGTCCACCAGAGTGACGGTTCTTTTTTGGCGGAGTATACATCTTAATTTGTAAGTTCAAAGTATTTCTTTCCTTCCGATCATTCATTGTGTTAATAACCTCAGCGTAAACATCTGTTTTTGTACGCCCGGGGTACTTCGACAAGCTTCCCAACTTCACTTTAGAGAAATTTTCAATTAAACGTTTTACAGTACTTTTGTTATTATTGAAATCCTTACAAATTATCTCCTCCTCCCTCATACCGTTGGATGCATTCTTTTCCCCCCACAGTTGTCTCAAAAAGTCAATATTCATAACATCTTCTGTCATAGTATATTATATATTATATAATTCACGAATTTTTTATGTTCAATTTTTGCGGGGGATATCCCCCACTGCCCCCCTTAGCTCGCTACGCGAGCATATTAAAAGTTTTACTTTTTTTTTTACCAAGCGTTTCCTTTGATAAAAAATATGACTTAAAGATAATATTATATATAATATTGTAATGACCTCGTGGCCAAAACGGATAAGGCGCCTGACTTCTAATCAGGAGATTGTGGGTTCGAGTCCCATCGGGGTTACTGTTTTTATAAAAATCATTTGTTACTGTCTTACCTTTGTAAGAAATGATTTAGATTTACTTTTTCCTTCCTTTTGACTTATCTGAGTACTTGACTTCAATAATGTTGTATTTGAAAGGTCGTTTATTGCAATTCTCGATGATCTTCTCGGCGGTTTTCTCACTATATGTGTTGACAAAGCCGAAACCTCTTGGTTTACCAGTCCGGTTGTCCATCATGACTGTTGCGCGTCGAATATCTCCATAAACGGAGAAGAATCGAATCATTTCACTTTCATTGATATCTCGAGGAAGATTGAAAACAATAAGATTTCTCTTATCAATACTGGGTTCGGAACCTTCCCTAAATTTGGGTCGGTAAACACCATCATCTTTCTCTTTGGTTCCACTTTTTCCATCTTCTTTATATTCAAGATTTGCGTTCTCGTCTCTAAGATTAGCAATATCAATATTATTCTTGATATAACTTCTCATTTTCTCCTCATTTTCTAAAAGCGAAAAATATTCATTTACAAATAATTTACTGTCCATCCAATTATATTCAATAATTGGATCATTATTTTTGTCATACATGCGATGAACTATAGTATAAACACTATCAAAAAGATCATGAACGGGTTTCCAATCAAATTTCTTAGTGCTTCTACGTTCTTCTTTCTCTCCACCTTTTTCAAGTATTTGAGAAACTTGTTCAGCAAGTCTCGGAGGATTAATCATTTCCATAAAAATATCCTCATTTGCCGGTATTGGATAATATCCATCTGATCTACCAAAAGTATTACCTCTCCAATGCTCTTTACGGTAAGTAATTCTTTCCTTTGACGTCATTTTCATTAAATCTGTTTTACAGGACATGATATATCCATTACATATCATTTCTCTTAAATATTAAAAATCACTTTTTTTTTTATAATCTTGGACATGCCATATAATCATTACCCGCTGTTGTTTTATTAAATGCAAGTTGTAACTATCCACTAAAAATGTCAGTAAACTTTTTAAACTCAATCTTCGGATAATTCCACACAACCATAATTTACACGTCAACAACAACATAGTTGTTGTACCAAAGTGCGTGGCACGGAGGTGTCCTGAAACGGGCAACCTTTTGTCCCATTTTAAAACTTCAAGGGTGTAAAGAAATAAATATAATATTATATGTCCCCATGTGTATTCTTGCGTGGATATTCATGGGCGTACTAATAAGTAATTATTAGATGACGACGTCGGTTTAATCAACCCTTAAAAATTATTTTTAAACAAACCCAAAATTTACATGGAATTGATTGTGTCCAACCTAGAAGATCTGATGAAAATTGTTTCATTTTAAATTTCTAAGGGTGTAAAGGCATTATATAAATAATTGAGAAAATAAAAAATGATTTTTTAATCCCATTATCAATACAATCTACAAAAAAGAAATCACAATGATTACAAAAAAAAGTGATTTTTTTATAAACAGATAATTAATTAACATAGAATAAATAAAATGTGTAATTTTAATGATTATTTAAACAAATTATTTACCATCCAAATTAAGGTTGGAGATAAAACAATGTTAACAATCAAAACAGGCAAATACAAAGTCGTTGGATATATGAAACTATCTAATGACATCTCCCCTTTTATGAAACAATATTTCACAGTTATTAGTAAAAAAAAATCTACTGATTTTTTTTTACTTGAATTAATAGATGGATACCCTTGCTTTAATCAAGATCCAATTCTTATTTCCAAAGAAGAATTAGATAAATATCTCAATTAATTAGAAGCTTTTTTCTTTTTATTATACTCCACAATAGCCTTATAATCATCATACGAACGCAACTTTTTATAATTCAATTCCAATATATCATTAAAATCTATCCCCAAAGTATTACAAATTCCAATATAATACCACAACACATCACCTAACTCCAACTTAATCTTCTCCAACCTCTTATCAGTCAATACACCATCATCATCCCTCTCTATCTTCTTTATCTCATTACAAACCTCCCCAACTTCACCACACATACCAACTGTTAAATACTTAACATCGAAATCCTTCACTTGCGTTAACGCTTGATGTTCTATGAATTCTTCCATATTATATTATTTATAAAGATTTTCTTTATATTATTTTCTTCGAATTCAGAAGTTTTAAGTATCTGATTTTTCTCAAAAAATAATCACTAAAATTTGTTGTTAAATTACAATGAGATATATTTACCGATAATTTTGTATATTTATCAATAAATAGATCTGTGGGGTCACTATCTATTTTACTGTATTCTTTACATCTAAAGGCTCCATGAAGCATTGGATTACTTCCTTTTGTAAAATGACAATGTATGTCCATATTATCGTCTCTACAAATACCACAGTTGTAATGGTATTTACAATAATCATCAATTGAATAACCATACTCTTTATCAAAATTTAAACTTGTTAAAATATCAATAAGTAATTTTTTCTCTTGTTCAATAATACAATTCAAATGTGAACAATGTCCATTTTTACAAAGATGAATCGGACTTGTTTCAATAATTTGCTCTAGACATAATGGACAAACAAGATCATCCGAATATTTTTTGAAAGATATTCTTAACGATGTGGTGAGTTTTTTGATCTCTTCTATCAATATATACTCATCATCACACTTCATGTAATCAAAATTATTAATGACAGATGAATTATAGATCCTCTTTAATAGAGAAAACCATCTCTTCAAAAGATCTTTGTAACAATTTAGTTTTGGAATCATATTTAAATTTTTGAGATAATATTGGAGATCATCTGACATCGGAAATCTTATTAGTTCATCAAAAAACATGAACCTATAGATAATCGATGTGTCAAATGTTAACCATGAAATTTTATTCTCAATCATTGTAAACAAAATCTTCTCACAATCCTCATTTTCAATATTCAACAAATATTTCTTTTCATTTATCCTATTTTTAAATCTCCACATGGGACCATTCAATTTTTTAACCTTGCGTTTAGCATATTCTCTCGAACAAATCTGGTATCCATCATTATCCAATCCATATTCATTAAAAACCTTCAAATAAAACTTCATGATATACACAATAACATAAATAGATGGTTGATAATAATCAGTTTGATATAAAGATTTAACCAAATTGTGACTATATTTTGGAATAAAATCCAAATTATCCGTCATTTCATAAACTAAAGTTTTTGTGGAAATCAAATTTTGAGAATATTTAATAACAATATTCTCCATATTAACTCCATTATTAACAACAACGCAATCGATAATATACGATACATCATTTTTCAACTTAACCTTCAATGAAATAAAATTGTCAATACAACTAAATTTCAACAAAGATTTATGTATTTCAGTCTCAAAAGAACTATTCCCAATTTCTTCAACAAGCTTAATAATAGTATTTTCCCTCAAATTATTCAACATATCTTGAAATAATACATAAAACACTTTGTCACAAATAATATCACAATCAGATCTCATTTTAACACCGTCACCATTCATATACCTAAAAGGTTTACTCCCAAATATACAAAAATGACCACCAGAAATTTTTTTTATCGATTGAAACAAAATCTTATCAAAAGAAACTATTATTCCCTTATTTTTAACATCGTTATTATTACCTTTATTATTTTTATCTACATTACCGTTAAAACCTAACTCATTCAATAATTTGATGTTATTCATAATTAACACAATTAATTATGAATGTTTTAAATAAAAAAAAATCATTTTTTCCTACGAAGAAACAGAGCTGTCCCGACCAAAGTAAATGGTAAAAGAACCGTAGACGCTAACGAAGCAATTCTTACACCCCTATTATTCAAAAATTCATCCAACTTATTATTCTTTGTCCTTGTTGTCTGTGTCGTTGCTCTTTCCTCAGGAGTTCTTGTAGAAATATAATGAGCAAGACGTTCATGAATATCATCCAATAACACATTTGGTAAACTTGAACAAGATGGATCATGTATAATCAATTCACCATTACCCAAAAGACTCAATTTATAATCACAACCCTTTTCCAAATCACTATTCCAATCATCAATAATATTATCATAATGATCACTAAACGTCATCCTAAAATAATTAAAATAATTAACATAGAAAATCGAAAACGACTCAAATTTACCATCGGTCTTATCCATAAAATTTCTAGCCAAATATGAAAATATTTTAAACAATTTTAAATATGGCAAATAAGGAACTTCACACTGATTTTCATCAAAAAGATGATCCCAAATTTGAACAAAAAACTTATAATTATCCCTCATAAACACTTCCTTATTTTCCCTCACTAATTCACCAATATACATTTGTAATTTATCCAAAAAAAGAATAATATACTTAATATTCTGCCTCACTAACTCCCATTGATAACTCGACGGCTGCTCACCGACATCTGAAATCTTATCCCTATCAATTGGAATCGAATTATATAGCTTCAATAACAATTTTGGCTCAGAACTATTCATAATAATGCTACTTTCCTCCATAACTATATTATAGTATAATTTTTAGTTTTTAAGTATGTAAAAATTGAAAAAAATATCTTATAAATCCATTGGTACATCAAGTTTATACATGACTTTAGCAAACATTGTAGGAAATATAAAATATGTTTATATTGGTGTATTAACATTTTGAACCATTATGTTGCCAATGAATACAGGATCAATATTTTATGGAGAAAAATATGGTGAAGGTGCCAGATTTTAGTATGCCGGACAAAAATAAATATTCGAAGAGTTTTTTGAAATGCAACCATTTGAACAAAAAATAATTATGGGTATTTATTTAACACCTTTAGGTCTATATGCGCTTGAGCGTTCATTAACTAAATAATCTAAATTTATAATATATATGTCAGAATACCAATTGCCAAAACTTCTTTATAAATACAACTCATTAGAACCATATATTGATGCAAAAACAATGAGAATACACTACACGAAACACCATAAAGGTTATGTTGATAAGCTTAATAAATATTTCAAAAATAATAAACTAAAAAAAGTTCCATTACCTGATTTACAAAAAAAAATTAAATCAACAAGTTCTCCAACTCTTAGAAATAACGCTGGTGGACATTTTAATCACACTTTTTTCTGGACTACTATGACACAATTCAAGAAAAAACGTGATATAAATAATTATCCAGAATTGAAACAAGCTATAGAAAAAAAGTTCGGTTCAATGAAAGAGTTCTACGAAGAGTTCGAAAAAGCCGCCCTTTCCGTTTTTGGTTCTGGTTGGACATGGTTAGTTATAAATAAAAAAGGCCAATTAGAGATAACAACAACTCATAATCAAGATAATCCATTTATGTATAAAATAAAAAATATAAAACATGGAACTCCAATTTTAGCCCTTGACGTTTGGGAACACGCCTATTACCTAAAATACCAAAATAAACGCAACAGTTACATTAAATCTTTTTTCAATGTTATTAATTGGAATGAAGTAAATAATCTATATTTTTTTTTTAATCTATATTGAAAATATAAATGGACAACCAAAAAGTTTGTTATGTAGTATGCCCCCATTGTAACTTATTAGTCCAAATTTTTAAAGATGATGTCAAATGTGCTATTTTTAGACACGGTATTTACAAAAAAACAAATAAACAAATGAATCCCCACGCAAAAAAAGAGGTTTGCAACAAAGTTGCGAAAAAAGGTTTAATAATAGGTTGCGGAAAACCTTTTAGATTAATAGTTAATCAAGAAGATTTCACAAAATCTACAGCCGAAATATGTGACTACATATAAAGGGAGAGTGCATCTCCCTTTTAAACCCTACGCTCGAGCTTCCTACGGACGCTCGGTCAAATTATAACCAATTCATAACCAATTTGACCAGTTTCGCACGTAGTGCGAAGACTGATAAGGGGGTCAACAACGAGTTGTTGCAATAAATTCGCGGAGAGAATTTATTGTCAGCGGGGGATATCCTCCGCGTAGATTCTGGTGTCGGTAATTTTTATTCCATCTGGATAATAAAACCATGTTGGATATTTCTTCGCAATCTCTAAAATTACATCTCTTAGAGATTCATTCCTAATTAAATAACCAATTTTTAATATTTCTTTTCCTGATTTATCAACAAGTTTTTTACTTTCATTACATGTATCCTTGATCAATGTTGAATAAAAATATTTAAGAGGTGTACCACCTTCATATCCATTTCTTCTGCTATAAAATCTGTAGTTTGGCATCTTATATTTTAATATAACAAAAAGTTTGTAAGAATATCTTTTTTTGTCAATTATTATCATAATAAAATATGGAAGTCGAAGGTGTTGTTTTTGATATGGATGGAGTTCTCAGAATAGGAAGTAAAATTGTTAGTGGTGCAGAAAATATTCTAGAAACATTATCTAAACGCGGAATTAAAACAATGATTGTTACAAATGAATGTCGTTATTCAGTTTCAGAATTAAAAGAAGAATTACATGAATTAGGCTTATTAGTTCCTAAAAACTGCCAATTTTATACTGCTGCCCTATCAGCAAAAGATTATTTAGAAAAAAAAATAACAAGATTTCCAGAAGAAAAATTCAGAATAACAGTTGTAGGAGAACTAGGACTATACAGCGCAATCAGCAAACTCTCCAGATACAACGACTTCAGATTAGAAGAAGAATATGAAGATTACATGGAAAATGATAGAAAGTATATTGTTGTTGGTACTGTTAACAAAATTAAATTTGGACATCTCAATAAGATATTAGAATGGTATAGAAATGGTGCGAAAATTATAACAACTTGTGTTGATACGACTGATCCGTCTAGTAAAGGAGATTTTAATTTAGGAATGCCTAAACATATGTTACATATGGTTGATTATAATATTAAAACAAAGAGTTATAGTACTGGGAAGCCTCATCCTATTCATAAGGAGAAGATTATGAAATCTTTAGAAATTATGGATGAAAATAAAATAATGTTTATTGGAGATACTATTTATTCAGATATTAGATTAGCAGAAGAGAGTGGGTTTAGAAGTTGTCTAGTATTAACTGGAAATAGTAGCAGAGACACACTTAAATCTTATGTTACTGAACCTGATCATGTAATTAATAATTTAGAAGAACTCCAGAAAATATTAAATATATTGTAATTATTATATGCAAGTGAAAGGAAAAAGAATTTTAAAAAATGGTGCGGTTGCCGGATATGTTTATTATTCAAAAGATAGAAAATGGAAATGGAGAATTGTTTATGGACCTACCAAAAAAGGTGGTATGTTGCGTGAAGGTATGAGGGTTCAATATAGAAATCATATGGGTCATATAAAGGAAGGGACAGTTTATAGAATAAATGCGAACAATTTACATGTTATTGATACCGCTGTTTTGGACATGGGTGAAAATGATAGTGGTGGTGGAGGTGAAACCGAAGAAACCATTTCCAGAAATATGGTTATTGAACCATCAAACTTAACAAATATGAATAGAGCTAATGTTAATAGAGGACAAAACGAAAACCTTGCTAATACTAATAGAGGACAGAACTTAACAAATGTGAATAGAGAAGCTGTTATGGGAGTAAATTCAACAAATATGAATAGAGAAGCTGTTATGGGAGTAAATTCAACAAATATGAATAGAGGCGAAAATTCGGCTAGTGTCAATGTACGAAATGAAGTTGATACTTTAATTGATGATTTAAATAAAAACTTAGAAGAACAAATATCTAGGTTGGGTTTGGAAGATATTCATTTTGAACCTGATATAAAATTTAAAAATAAACTCATTAATTTTTTAAACAGTCCTGGTGTACAAAAAATAACATTTCTCGTTGGAACAGTTTTAAGGGATAATGGTCGTGAACAAGGAAAGGCTCACAATTTATCATTTGAAATTAACGTACACGAAAAAACAATAAAAATAAAACAAATTAGGATTAGTGCAGATTCATTATATGGAAAAAAAGCAAAAAAGATAAAAAAAGCAAAAAAAAAAGAAATTAATGAAAAATTGAAACATTTTATGGGTAATTTACCAAACTCTCTAGATGGTTGGTTAGGTAAATTGATATTAATAAAAAAATCAAAATTAAATAGTGGTAGAAGTGAATTCTCAAAGGCAAGGGCCAATAGAAGACAAGCTGAAAAAAAAAATAGACAACATGCGCGAACTGTTTTACCCGAACCAAATGTACATAATTTTATAGATGGATCAACTTCTAGATTGGAAGAAGTTTTAGAAATTCGTGGGGATATAGCAGATTTTATAAATGAAAATACAAGTTGCAGGGCATCGTTAACACAAAATAATGAATTAGTGATATTTTATGGTAAAAAAAACCGACAAAATCTTGAACACATAACTATTCATGATAAGAAGAAAGGTAGTAGGGGATGGAAAGAAATTCACTTAGCTGCACCTTTGACATCTTTGAAGAAGGTTTTATATGTTCCCTTATATTTAGATGAATATTATCAATTAAAAATGGGAAATATTAAAAATAAAGAGTCTGCTTTTAAACTTACACAAAGACATTTAAATAATATTTTTAGAAAATTTTCAAATTTAAGAAATTGTTTACAATTAGCATTAGACAAATTAATGACTTAGTTTTATTAATATTTTTTTTCTCTCCAATAGTATAAAACAGATGTTATTTGAAAAAATGAGAAAAGAGTGGGAAGGCTTAGTCGAAAACTACGAAACTTTCGTCGAGAAGAATAACAAGGCTGCTGGGGCAAGAGCTAGAAAGCATGCTAATGAATTGAAAAAGTTGATGACTCCTTTCAAGAAGGAGACTATGGAAATGGCAAAAAAGATGTCTAAAAAATAAATGTAAAAAAAACATTATATTCACAACACTTTCATTTTTTAGATTTTATATAATAAACATAACAATATTATATAAAATGAAAACATTTGGATCTAGAGCACAAGTTATGCACGGAAACGCAGTCAAAACTGCTGGTGGATTGAGAAAGAAGGACTTGAAGTACAACAAGAGGGGAAAGATTGTTTCCAGAAAAGCTTCATCTGCCGCCAAGAAATCTAATAACTTAGTCAGAGCTGGATATGTTACCAAGAAGGGACACTTTGGTGTTGTCAAGAAGCATTAGATTCCTAAAAATTATTTTTTTTGACATTTTTCAAATAATATTAGTAAAATTACATAAACAATTTTACTAATTTTATAAAGCTTAAAAATTAATTATTTTATCTATAAGATAACAATATGTCTAGTAATAATAATAAATGTTTAAACAATACATGTTTATTGGGTCCATGGATGCCGCATTCATACCCAATGGCTCCACCAGTTAGACTATATTTCCGTATCTCAAAAAATGGCAAGTGCAGTCAATACCAAACGAGATATAGAAATGAAAATAATAAAGAAGAAATTTGGAATAAAGAATTTATCCCATTCCCAAATGATGATTATCTTAGAGATTTTGAACACGAATCAATCGCATATTTTCAAAATCAAATTATTCGTTAATCCATATTTCATTAACCTGTATTCCATTAACAAACGTTCCATTCTCCACCAACAAACGACCATTTAAAATGATCACCTGTTTCTTTATGTGTATATCTTGTACAAGCATCGCGATATTGTAGATCATCTTTTTCCAAATCAGAAAAAGATAATGCATATTTACATTCAAATTGATCTTCTTGACTCATTTGCCTTAGATCTGACTTTGAAACATTACATGTACCTTTACTTACACTTTCTTCCTTAAGTTTTTGAATTCTTTCTCTTTCTTTCTTCCTAAAAGCATCTTGACGCCTTCTACAATCTTTTTCAAAATCCCATCCACATTCATAACTAGTTGATCCCCTATTCAAAACAGCAAAGAAATCATCTTTATCTTCAGATTCATAACAACATAATCTACACTGAATCATTTTATTAATTTATAAAGATATTTTTAAGTTAATCCATAATATCAGATCTTTTTCTCTTTCGTCTACGTAAATGTATATGTTGCCCGAGTTTTCCTCTTGATAAATTTTCAAAATATCTTGGAAATGTTTTCTTAAACTGATTATTTTTAGTAACATTATGACCACGACCCGCAATCATTCCAAGATATTCTTCAGGCATTTTCATATTTTTTTCACCAAAAAATACGAAATCATCACTCACCAAACAATATCCACCTCCCAAATCAGTCTTCTTATGATTCTCATCATGAAATTCATTCGGAATTTGCTCTAAACCATCACCTTTACAAGATTTGTAAATACAATCAGTTCTTCCTTTATGAAGTTCATAATATTTCCTAAAATCCATTTTTCCAGTGATTTTAGCAATGTAAGCAAGACTATGGCCAAACTTTTTTCTAGGTTGACTTTTACCATAAAAGGCAACAATATAGTCACCAACCTTCGCTGAACTTCTAATTTTTGGTTTACAACAACATAAACTCAAAACTTCATCCTCAATACAAGGTGCAAAACCTGTATCGTGCATCAATATATACGAGTAAATCTTCATACTTATCACACCATACAATAATAAACTTACAAAAAAAAAAAATCAATTTTATCTTATGAACATTACATGTTAAAAAAAATGATACATAATTTATTTGATATTGATAAGTAATATGTATATTATGTCTTCCCACAAGAAGCATGTTTTTTCGGGGGAAAAAAAAGTTGCCACCATTTGTGGAGGTAGCCTGTTTCCGTGCCAGAACAAGAAGTGTGACCAGACCGTACGCCTTTTCAAGGATTACGAGGGTCGTGTTTCGGACTTCCGGTGTGCGAAATGTTTGCCTTTCCTCAAATATTCGGAAACTTCCAAGGTTGGTGTTTACACCAATTGTTGCGATTGTTCTGGTCAGTTTCTGGTCAAAAATCGCGGTGATCATGCTTGTTACGAATGTTTCATATCTGGTTTTTCCCCTTTTTTTGAAGTGAAGGATCCCAAACCAAAGCCAACAAAGCGTCCCAAGGTTTGTTCGTGTTGTTTCAAAAAACGCAAGCTGTTCTGGCGTGCGTGTCCTTTTGATCTCGACATAAATAACCGATACGTTTACTATTGGCGGTGTGATGATTGTCAAGAACAAGCAGCTTTGGATATTTGAGTATATCTTATAATTTGTTAATACAATGTTGAACATTACATGTTCAAAAAAAATTGAGCAACTCCGAGCCAATTTCCATGTTGAACATTACATGTTCAAAAAAAATTGAGCAAAATAAAGTCATAAATTGAAATAAAACATAATAAATATGCCTCTTTCAGATGGTGTTATTGTTTTTTTTAAGGCTTTCTACATACAAAAACATTTTGTATCTACTGATGTCCTACAAAAAATTGTTGAATACGCACAAGAGTTCGATGAACAAGGAGCGTTGGAAGATATGTTTATTGAACACAACGGATTACATTGTGAGTGTAACAAAGATGACAAAACTAGACTGAATCATTATTTTGATATTCGTGACTGTGATTGGTCGGATGTGGAACGCAATGAAGATGGGAAGGTTATTTCTATTTGTCTTAATCATGCACTTGATTGGAATGGTTGGGCAAAAGGAGGAGCAGATTGTTATGGAACTTCTTGTGAACATCCATATACATATTCGCGTATTCTTCCATGTATTACAAACTTTCGTTTTCTTGAACAACTTGAATTCAGAAGTGTTGCTTTAACGGGTGAAATTCCAAATGAAATCGGATATTTGAGAAATCTGAAGAAGCTTCACATAATGGAAGATATTCATGGTCAAAATTTTCCGATGGATGAATCTGACCCTGTAAAACTTATTACAGGTAAGTTGCCAGAAACTTTTTCAAAACTTCAAAAACTTGAAGAGCTACGGTTGTATGGACAAAATTTGTCAATTGACGGTATTGAAGTTATTGGAACATTGAAAAAATTGAGAGTTTTGGAACTTGATCTTTGTTTTGAAAGTGAAGACTATGAGGTACCAGATTTTATTTATGAAATGACACAATTGCATTTTTTGTGCCTCAAATGTTTTACTGGACAAATTTCACAAGACATAAAAAATCTAGTTAATCTTACAACTTTTTGTTTTAATGGAGCAACAGGAACTATCCCAAATTGTATTTTTACAGAAATGAATATTTCACATCTACATATCCACGGAGAGTTCACCATAGATTTCAGAGAAATTGATGAAAGCAAGTTGAAAACTTTTGATAAGTATTCAAGAATTCCAAAATATACTCTCCTCGGACAAAGACCTTCTATTTACAAAAAGTTCATGGAAACAGAAGAAGAACTACAACAAAGATATGAATTGAGTCTTGAAGATCCAGGGGGAGGATATCGTCTCTAAACTATTAATAGAACATTATAAAAACATTTTTATCATCTTTATTTTCAAATCTTGGTAAACATTTATAACTTATTACTTTATCAAATCCTTCATTATCAATAGAATCCAAATTCATTCTTTTCTTCATTGTGTTATAAACGATACTCTTGATAAACTTTCCAGTCTTAAAACATCTGAAATGATTCAATTGAACAATAATATTCCAATCAGTTTCAATTTTGATTCCAATCTTTTTATAATCATTCCCACAATTATCCAAATAAAATTTGCGATCCTTTCCAACCAAATTGGTATTGTCAACGATAATGTTTTCTCTATCTTCAACTAATTGTTTATAATATTTATTGTTCTTACTTTTTGTTTTCAAAGTATCTTGATTCACAATTTTGAAATCAAACTCTTTATTTTGATCCCTCAGGAATTTTGACAAAAAAGATTTACCAGAAGCTGGCAAACCAATCATAACAATAACATATTTTTGTGTTTTATCCAACTCTAACTCCAATTTTGACCTATCACCATTTGATTCATACAAATAGTCTAAAAAATCTCGTTTTGGATGAGTAATTCCATCTGTTTCTGTTGCTCCAAGAAACATTTCTTCAGGTGTATAAAAGTTTAATCTACAATTTTTAGCAAAGAATAAATCACTTGATGAGAAATCTTTTTTTTTCTTTACACAACTTTCGTTGCCATTAAAATATGACCACCCAGCACTCCTTCCACAAGCATCTCCGCAATAAAAAGAGTTTTCCAAATCAATATCTACAAGTTCAATATTCAATAAACTGAAACAACCAACCATTGGTTTCCTAAATTGATTATACCCAGTTGAAATAAAATAAGACACCGATACGTTCCCACCAATTTGGAACAGAATATTATTCAATTTATACATAAAATTCTTCCTCTTTTCTTCTTTTTCTCCCAAACCACTTTGATTCGTAAAAATCACAATATTATAACCATTTTCATTCAATTCAACTAACTTTTCAACAACTCCATCAGAAAAAAATTGCCAATCATCCCGATCCTTAGCGTGTACTCTTCCACTTTTTGTTTTAATTAAGGTTGAATCTAAGTCAAATCCTGCGATTTTAGATTTTTTGTTTAATGGAGAGGAATTAAGATTAATTTTGTAAATTAGATTATTCATTTCTTATATTTTTTTTTGTCAAATTCTTAAATAATTTCAGATACAATATTAAATGGACTGTAACAAACTGAAATTAACATGTGGTGCATGTACAGCTAAGCATAAAAATTTACGAAAAGTTGGTGAAGAAGTTGGCAATGTCGGTGTCTCTCTTCAAAAATCGGTTAACCCAACGAATGTTAAGGATATTAAAAGGTGTCTTCTTTGGGGTGGTAAAAAATGGAATTTTGGAGGTATCAAAGGCCATAACGGTACTATAAATTTCAGTATTAATGGTGCGGTTAAGTTATATAATCAGGAAGATCTTTATCAGGAGGATCCACTTTATAAACCAATGGTTGAGACAATTTTAGAGAGATTGGGTAAATTAGTTCCTTATACTTTTTCTTATGTTGAGAATTTCAATGAATCAATATTGGATTTTAACTTTTGTACAGGTAAATTCTTCTGGAGTCCATACATTGCTGGTTATGCGAATCCACCTGGTTATGCAGAATCTTGGATTTATGGGGATCCGTCATCAAAGGATGATCCTGATTCTGATGGTTGTATTTTTTTGAACACAACTTATTTTTATGATGGATTTGAAAATATGGGTTCATGGGCACACATTTTGACACTTCATGAATTAGGACACGCATTAGGATTGGCACATCCTCATGATAAAGGTGGGGTAAGTACTGTTATGCCTGGTGTGAAAAGTTCAAGTCAGGCTGGAACATATGGGCAAAATGATTTCATTTATACTGTTATGAGTTATAGGGATACGTCAAGTAAATATGGACCAAATTCAATTGCTGCTAAGAAGGGATTTGTTGATAATTTTATGGGTATTGATACTGCTTGTTTGCAATGGTTGTATGGAAAATCAAAAAATTCTGATGTTTATGATACTTATGAAATAACTGGCGAAACTGGAAATAATTGGAAGGTTATTTATGATCATCATACAGTGAATACATTGAGTTCTCTTAATTCAGTAACACCCATTAAGATGGATATTAGAAAAGCAAATTTGAAATTGAAAAGTCCACATGCTGGTGGTTTTATTTCCACTGCTAAGGTTGATCTAGGAAAAAGGGGTGGATTTTTAATTGCTCATAATACAGATATTAAAATTGTTAAAATGGCTAATGTTAATGACACTGTGTATACAAAAAAATCATCAATTATTAAAGCTGGTAATGGAACAAATACTGTTCATGTAAGAGGAAGAAATGTTCATATTGATGGTAAGGAGCAATCTTCAAGCAAAACATACGTTCATTTTGGATTTAAAAAGATGAGAAGCGTCAAAATTAGCGTTGACGATATCAATAAAGTTATTATTGTTAAAAAGAGAAATAGGTTAATTGCGAAATGTAAAAATGTTGATTCAATTAAATTTAAAACTAATACTATCCCTGTGGCGAGACTTTACAGAATAAGAAGAAGAAGGAGGAGGAGAAGGCAGAGAAGACAAAGAATAAGACAGAGAAGACAAAGACAGAGACAGAGACAAAGACAAAGAAGACAGAGACAGAGACAGAGACAAAGATAAAGAAGACAGAGACAGAGACAGAGACAGAGACAGAGACAGAGAAGAAGTCAAAAATAAAAAAATCTTTGGAATAAAATTTATTGTATTATAATATATGACTGAATACATAATTGTGAATTCAGGTTCATCAAAGCCAACCACTTATACGTGGGATGAAGTTTCTATATTGTAGATCAGCAGGAACTTATGTTGTGAGTAATGGTTCAAGTAATACATTTAATTCTAGCACATCAACAACCGAAAATACTTCAACCGATTTACCAGAAATTCAAGGACAACTTTTATCTGAATGGACGAATAATGAGTACACTGAATCAGACACATGGACAGCAGGAACAGATTCAAATTATCCAACACTTGACCTTGGACATCTTATTTAACATATACTGATGAAGCTCTTCTCACTGAAAATTACACAGATGGTAACGCAAGAGGCTCAAGTGGAGGTGGAGGTGGCGATCCACATATTTTTCCACTTTTTGGTAAAACTTATGACCTTCCGAATTGGGATGATACTTTCCTCCTTCTTGATAATAAAAAAAGAGACAAAACTGATCGACTTATTATCAAAGGAAAATGTTGGTACGTTCCAAGACATATTTATGAAAAAGATGTTGATTTTCATATAAAAGATGGTATTTCCAAATTGGAATATATGGATTTTTATTGTTTTGACTTTTTTTAAGTATCTCAAGGTTGAATATGGTGATGAGGATTACATATTTGATATGGATTCATTGAAGATAAAGAAATATACAAATCACGAAGATTTTGAAGAAGGAAGGTTACCAACTGTAAAAAGATATAAGAAAAGTAGTTCGGTAGTAATAAGTAAAATAATGAAAAGATATCAATTGTTATTTTCGAAACCAGTGGAAAGAAATTCTCAATTCAAATATTCCCAAAACGCAATGGCAAGAGAAGTAACAATTAAAACTAAAAATAATGGAGTAACCCTACTTCTCATTTCAGATCAACAAAAAGTAGATCTAAGAAACTCAATTGAACTAACTATAACATCTAACGCCAAGAGTTTTTATAGATGTTTAATAAGGAAAGAAATTAAAACAGTTGAATTTTAATAAGATAAAAAAAAAATGATTTTATTTATTTGAAAGGAAGAAATAAATAAAATCAAATATGACAACAACAAATAACCTTCTTAGGTACGATACTACAACGGCTCTAACATTGATTATTCCAGAGGAATTTCATGAAAAGATTAACAAAATCCGCAAAAAGTATGATGGTGCTTTTCCAAGATGGATGCCACACATTAACTTCATCTTCCCTTTTATTGAAGAGGAACATTTTGAAGATACGGTCACAAAGCTCACAGAAGCTTTCAAAACAGACAATGTGAAACCATTTACTCTCCAACTTAATAAAGTGGAATACTTTGCCAAAACTGTTAAAGACAGGAAAACAAAGAGGAAGACCAAAATGGCTACATTTCATCTAAAAACTGATGACCAAAGTGGACTCGATCAGGTATTTAATACTATCAAGAAAACACTTCCAAATGTTCAAATTAAACATCCAACATTCCAAGCTCATATGACCTTGGGACAATGTGAGGAAAAAGATTTTAATAGTCTAAGAGATGAACTTGAATTGGATGATTTAGAGTTTGTGGTGGATAAAATTTACATTATTCAAAGAAGTAAGGAGGATAAGAGTGTACCATTTAAGGTGGTTCATAAGATCTGTTTTTAAGAACCTAAATTATTTATAACATCTTCAACAGTAATTCCAAATTCAGTATTCATATAAATCTTAGGTTATTCTTTTGTTATTCCTTTATAATTTTTATGTATGTTGAATCTTATAAAATTATTACTATTATTTTTAACAATGTAATCATAATCTTTTGAACACCCGTCATAGTCATCAACAGCTTTCATCATCATTTGATAACTACCATCCATTGTAAATCCTCCCCAGCCAGCACACATAAATGGAGAATAAACCGTTTCTATTATCGTGTCCATCTGTCCATTCTTCAAACATTCATCATTATATTTCTTAACTAAATTCAATGCACTCCTTAAAGCACGATATGGATTAAAAGTTTTGTCAACTTTTTGGGGAAGAAACGCTAATAAATTTATATGTACCTTCTGGAGAAATCATTTGCGAACAACCAATTGGTAAATAAGGTCTTCCACAATTTGAGTTGAGACCAAGGTAAGTCAAACTGCTTTTTACTTTTTTTTCAATATCTGGGATGGCTTTTGTGTAGGCCAAATCTGAACCACCATCCATAAAAAGAAGTGAATTAGCTGCTGAGATGAAACAAACAGATTTATCCTGTCTATGTTGTTCAACCAATTCTTTTATATCAGCCACAAGGTATGAACACTTAACATCATCTCTTTTTTTTGTAATCAAAAAACACAACTTTCATAATATTCTTATAAAAAGATAAATATTTTTTAAATAAAACACCAAAATTGGAAAACATTCATTGAAAATGATCAAGATTATTCTTTAATATATTAATAATGGTATTTTTCTATACAATACACAGTTTGACTAAAAAAGGAGAAGGGGAGAAAGACGGAGCGAAAAACGCAAGAACTTTCCTCATTGGTGGTATAATTTACATTGCCTTATTTATGTTTCTAATGCATCACGGTTTGAAACATAAATTTACAAACCCAATTTTGAAAACAGGATTCTATCTCATTCTTATAGTTGATATTGCAACAATGGCTTATTTGTACAGATCTTATTATGGTAGATTAATAACAAATGAGATTTTAAGTACGGATGATGATGAAAGTAAATGGAAATACTCTGAAACAGATCACAAATACAAATTAAAAACAGAGGATGATATCGAATTAGAAGAAGAGATCAATAAAGTCAAAAACAATTATAATTATAAAGAATTGGAAAAATTAAAAACCGAAATAAATAACACAAATGATGATGAATATCATTGCGATGACGAGCAATAAGCGATTATCTAATTTAAAAAATAAAAGGATTTAAAACATATTTAAGTATTTAAACTATCTATGACGAACAGTTTAATTAGCTTATCACCCCTTGATGATAGATACAGAAGCATAACTAGTGGATTAACTAAATATTTTTCTGAATATGCTCTTTTCAAATATAGATTAAGAGTAGAGTTGAAATATTTCCAAAGGTTGGTTATATTAAGACTTCCACAACTTTTGGATCTCAGTGAAAAAGATATTACTGTAATATTCAAAAAGATTTACAGAGGATATAATGAGACTGCCTATAAAAAGATTAAAGAATATGAAGCCATTACAAAACACGATGTGAAAGCCTTGGAGTATTACATGAGAGATGTTTTTAAAGAGAATTGTCTTTCAGAGTATTCTTCATTTATTCATTTTGCACTTACATCACAAGATATTAACAATACCGCTATTGCTCTTCAGTTGAAGGATTTTCTCTCAAGAGATTATTCCAAACAAATCCAAAATGTTATTAATGCTATTGAATATCATGCCACTACTCTCACTGATGTAATAATGATTAGTCGAACTCATGGTCAACCAGCTGTTCCAACTGATTTTGGAAAGGAATTCAAAGTTTTTTCATATAGACTTGGCCTACAGGTTGATCAGTTACGGGATACCAAGCATTATGGAAAATTTGGAGGAGCTAGTGGTAATTTAAATGCACATCGGGCGGCTTATCCAGATGTTAATTGGATAGAATTTGGGGAAAAATTTATGGAATCTCTTGGATTAATTAGGAGTGCTTATACAACTCAGATTGATAGTTATGATAGTTTAGCGACTATTTTTGATTGTTTAAGGAGGATTAATGTTATTTTGATTGATTTGTGTCAAGATATATGGTTGTATATTTCAATGGATTATCTTAGACAGAAGATTAATAAAGACGAAGTTGGTTCATCAACAATGCCACATAAAGTCAATCCTATTAATTTTGAGAATGCGGAGGGAAATCTTAAATTGGCTAACTCATTGTTGGATTTTATGTCTAATAAACTTCCAGTATCTAGGTTACAGAGAGATTTAACGGATTCTACTGTTCTTCGAAATGTTGGAGTTATTTTTGGTCATATTTATGTTGCTTTTGATAATTTAACACGTGGTTTAAATAAATTGGATGTAAATTTAGATAAGATTAATGAAGATTTGATGGATAATTATATTGTTATAACAGAAGGTATTCAAACTATTTTGAGAAAATATGGTTATATGGATTCTTATGAACAGTTGAAGGCTTTCAGTAGGAATAATGAGAAAATGACAGAAGATCAAGTCAATCAGTTTATAGATTCACTTGATGTTAATGAAAAAATCAAAGAAGAGTTGCGCCAAATAGATGTAACAAACTATTAAAAAAATAACAAAATGTTTGCAATAGGATTTGAACCTATCTAACTGGATCTAATTTCTAGGCTACAATAGATTAGAACACAAAAACTACTTACAATCATACCACTTATCGCAAACATTTTATAAAAATAATTTATCTTTAAGTATTACATCATTAAATCATGACATCAGTTCTTAATAGATATTTTTCACCTTCAGAAACAATATTTCCACAATGATATTGTTTATGATAAAATAAAGCTGCTTTACCAATGGCTGGCTTAACGCTACATCGGAATGTTTTTTTATCGTCTAAAAAGAAATCTGTTTCACCTCCTTTGAAATCTTTATTCAAGAAGATATTTAAGGTTAAATGAGTTTTTTCTCCACATTCATTCTTATTTTGTCCATCTCTATGTATTTGAAATTGACCTCCACTATCATATTTTGCTATTCTGAATACAGAATTACAACATTTATATTTCTTACCGTCACCTGGTAAATAATTTCCATCTTTCAATCTTTTGAAAAGTTCATCCGCAAACTCTTTATTGTCCCATATAACTCTCCAATATTTTGTGAGTTCTCCTTTTTCAACATATTTTTTCTTTGGGTCATAATCAATCATTTCCATAAATTTTTTACATTCCTCTTCAGACAAAAAGTTTTCTATTTCAAGCAAAAAATGCATATTATTATTTCAATACAAAACTCTCTTAAATTAAAATAATCAATTTTTAATTTAAGAATTGCTTATAATATAAATTATAAGATGTCATACATACCGATTATAGTTTATTCCAAAGATTCTTTAGACCATGCTAACAATATTATTTACTATTTGTACAATAGTTTTCCAGATCTTCATAATAGAATTGAACTTGTTATTCAAAAAAGAATTTTACAACATGACAGAAATCCTGAAGCACTAATTGAATCAATTAATTATTATAATAAATTAGATGTTTTCTGTTTTGTTGTTGTGTCTGAACAGAATAATGGATTGGCCAATTTTGTTTGTGCTAATACAACAGTACCTGTTATTTATTCGCCATGTCATTACAATACTAAACCTCTATATAATTCACCAATGTTAACATATGGCCCAGAAAGTACGGCATTAGCTATTTTAAAACTTCTCGGTGTTCTTTACAAAAATGATGTTACACAACTTGTAGAAGAGTATCAAAATAATAATAAACAAAAAGCAAGGATTGAGGATATTGTTTTGGGACATGAAGAGTTAACAATTGATGATAAGTGGTATGAGAATGTAGTAACAAGTAAGAAGAATATGGATTATCTCCTTACTCATACTTTTAAAAGGAAAGGTAAAGTAAGGAATATTTATGTATCTGATGAACAAAACACAGTTGTTCTTTCTGCAAGTGACAGATTGAGTGCATTTGACAGAATTATTTGTAATATTCCATATAAAGGAGCTGTTCTTAATAGGATTTCTACTTGGTGGTTTGAGCAAACTAAAGATTTGGTTCCAAATCATTTACTTGAAGTTTTAAATGATACAGATATCAAGGTTAAGAAGTGTACTCCGATTTTAATAGAGTTTGTGGTTCGAGGTTATATTACAGGAAGTAGTAAAACATCTATGTGGAAGAATTATTCAGAGGGTTGTTCATCATATTGTGGGCATGTTTTGCCAAAAGGATTACAAAAGAATCAAAAGTTAGAGACTCCTTTGGTAACTCCTACTACAAAAGGTGAAACTGATGAGTTGATTAGTTCTCAAGAGATTATTAATAGAGGAATTTTAACTGAAGAGCAGTGGAATCAGTGTCACGAGTATGCACTTAAGCTTTTCAATTTTGGGACAGAAGTTGCTTCCCAAAATGGATTAATTTTGGTTGATACAAAATATGAATTTGGTTTTGATGGAAACAACAAGATTATATTGATTGATGAGATGCACACAGCTGATTCTAGCCGATATTGGTTCAAACATAGTTATAATGAGAGATTCAATAATGGAGAACATCCAGAAGCCATTGATAAGGAGATTATAAGAATGTGGATTAAAGAGCATTATGATCCTTATGACAAATCGGTTCCAATTCATATTCCACAGGATAAGAAAGATTTGGTTATGAGAAGGTATATTCAGTTGTATGAGATTATAACAGGAAATTATTTTTTTTAGGTTTGACTTAAATAAGTAAATCCAATACTTCACTCATTTGGCAAACTTTGTCCTCACTGTGATCATTTCTCTTGACTTTTACATTTAGTTCGTTATCATTTACATCACCGTCTTCTCCACAAATAATTATGTATTCGAAGTCATTTTTTATTCCATAATTAATCTGATTCACATTCTTTTTTTTCTCAGTGAAATATTTGATAACATATTGTCTTTGATATTCATTTCCATTTGTTCTTGGATCATTCAATAACAAATTTGTAATTTGCATTTTCTCTTTCAAATATTTCTTTTCACCAACAATAAGAATCTTCCAAGGTTTCCTAACGGACCCCAATTCATTCATAACAAGTTCCAAACGACTGACACCAAAACTCACTCCAATTGCTGGAATATAACTTCTGGAACCTTTTTTGTTTCTGTAAATCATTTTATCATATCTTCCACCTGCAATAATAGTTCCAATGGAACATTTTTCAGTATTAACGAAAGACACTTCATAAATCATTCCAGTGTAATAGTCCAAGCCTCTTGCTAAAGTTGTATCAAACCGAATCTTATCCATATCACAACCCATACAATCACAATATTTTGAAAATGTCGAGTATAGCTCATTAACACCTTCGTCAATGAATCCTCCATCTAATAATTCCCTGAGTTTTGATACAGATTCTTCACTTAAACCTTTTCCAACTAATTCTTTACCTACATAATCCCAATCTTCTTTATCAAGTTTGTCGATTGAACAGCAAATACTTTTGAAAAGTTTTTTCCTCTTCTTACTTTTCATATCTGGACAACTCAATTCAACGATTTTCTCCAAGTTTTGCCGGAAATTGACCCGAATTTCAAATCCAGAAATGCCAATTCTCTTCATAACAAGACAAATCAACCTCATAATCTCAGCTTCATTCACCATTGGTTCTCCAATTGGACCCAAGATATCAAAATCGGCCTGAATAAACTCACAAAATCGACCTTTTACAAAAGAAGGCGGATCTCGGCGATAAACTTTACCAACTTGAATCCTACGATAACTCTCCAAACCGTTTGTCATTGCAAAACGAACAAAAGGAACCGTTAAATCATACCTTAGAGCATTTTTCTCTGAATCTTCTTTTTCTGAATCGGGAATAATCTTGTAAATAAGTTTACTTTCTGCTTCTTTCCCATATTTGTTTAAAAGAAGTGAAGTTAACTCCATCGTAGGAGTATCTATCTCTTGAGCGCCAAATTGTTTGGCACTTTTGGTAATAGTTTCACAAATAAATTTAATTCTATCCTGTTTTTCCGGCATATAATCTATTGTACCTCTACTAGTTTTCATAATGAAATGATATTATGATAGATGTTTTATCTTTTTAAAATCATTTTTTTATTTAATGATAAAATAAACATAAAAAGATTATTAGAGAGCAATCTATTATATATGTTTAGGTTGACTTTTTTTAATTTAATGTTTATTGGTAGTGTTTTTTCTTTTAGACCAATTGTGGAAACTAAAAAAATGGGTAGGTTGAGTATGAACATTTCGCTGAATGATAACGAATATGTTATTATTAATGCGACACCTTCAACGGAAAGGTTGGTGAGTCCTGATTATACTGAAACTATATATTACAGAGATTATACGGAGATTGTTTCAAGAGATTTTGACAAGTATTCACATTGGGTAGGTTTTGCTAACTTTTCAACAGGTGGATCAGGATTGGCAGCTTTTTCTATAAGAAAATCAAACACTCAGCCATATAATGAAGAAGATTGTCCAGTTCATTTTATTAATGGATTAATAAGAGATTATGGAACTGGATTGGAATATAATATTCATCCTGTAAGCTTCAACTACAGTATGGAAATGCAAGATCATCATGATAAATTTAAAAGTGGTATTTTTGAGCTAGGAGAGCATGAAATTGATATAGCTGAACGTCACAGACATTTGAATGATGATAATGGAACTATGATTGAGGATTGTGGTGGAGAATTAATTGTTCAAAATAATGGAACTTTTAATTATACTCTATCAGAAATAAATTTTGATATTAGTAACATAGTAACTGAACGAAGATATTTGCTTTTACAAATCAGTAATGATCATGAGCGATGTAATGATCTTGGTGTAAATGGTTCAGCAGAGGACACACTTGATATAATTAACAGTGTTTCTATTTTCTTTGAGAGTGCTGGTGTTGAAGCTGGATTTATTTATGAAACTTACATTGTTCTTTCAGCCCAAAATTTTTTTGTTGATGGCAATCCATGGGATGGTAATATTAATCCAAATTCTGCAAATGAGTATTTGGCCAGTGATATTTTAACGCAATATCGAAGTTGGGTGATTGGTCCCGATAATGATCAAAGTGGATATCATGTTTCACACATTTTCACACACGAAAAAATAAGATCTGGTGTACTTGGTTTGGCTTATGTTGGAGTTATTTGTTTTGAGAGTTATGCTGTGGGTCTTGATAAGGTAAATACAGGTAGTGTATTACCTGTATATGTCACTGTACATGAACTTGGTCATAATTTTGGAATGTTTCATGATGGTTCAAGCAATACTTGTGATAATAGTTATATTATGGCGCCATATGTAAAAAATACTTTGGATGTTACTTGGTCTGAATGTTCTGTGGGATATTTTAATAATTTGGCTATTAATAGGGGAATGGAATGTCTTTTAAAGGATATTCCGTTAAATATTTGGGCTGATGTTTGTGGTGATGGAATTGTAACTGGTTTGGAGGAGTGTGATACAAGGGGTGTAGATGATAATTGTTGTGATAGTTCAACATGTCTTTTGAAGGGTAATGCAAAATGTTCTTATGAAAATGATGTTTGTTGTACAGAAGATTGTCAATTTATTCCATTTAATATTGGTGAGAGTAATTTTCTTTGTAGATATGCTATTGATGAATGTGATGTTCCTGAATATTGTCATGGTGATTCAGGTTCGTGTCCAGAGGATGTAACAGTTCCAAATGGTCAAACTTGTACAACTACTATTTGGAATACAGAAGGTGTATGTTATGAAGGGTCTTGTATTAATGGCGATGATAGTTGTTATACAATTGGTATAGCATATGGTGGAGAGTTTAATGATAATGGTTGTGTGATGAATAATTGTAAAAAGCTTAAATGTGGATATACACAATCAACAGCTTGTATTACGATTCCAATGAATGAACCAGATGGATTATCGTGTGGTGAAAATATGCAATGTTTGGAGGGTTCATGTGTTAATTCAACTGATTTGTATGTTCCGAAATGTGGAAATGGTATATTAGATGAGGAGTTTGGAGAAGAGTGTGATTGTGGGAGTGGAGATTGTTTTAATATTGACGATTTATGTGATGCGAGAACATGTTTATATAATATACAGGATGAGGGAGAAATTGTTTATGAGTGGGATTTATATTCAAGGTCGAATTATAATGCAGATATAGATAATTGGGTATTAAATTCAACTGGAAATCCTGAATTTAAGTATAGAGCTAATTTAAAGTCTCTTATGTTGAGGGAAGGTAATTTTACAAGAGTTATAGACAGTCCTAATTATAATTATTATTATATTGAAAGTGAAATATTCAGTAGAAATATGGAGGATAAAGGGGATGAATGTTTTTTGTTAGTTTCAACTAATACAGATAATAAATGGGAATATCCAGAGTTTTCAAGACTTTTGGGAAAAGATTATGAAAAAGATGAAGTACAATATGCAACAGGAATTATTCAAGGAATTCCAAATAATGATTTAATGTTGAGATTTGGTGTTTTTGGTAATACGCATTGGGATACTTGTTTTATGAGATATGTTAAAGTTGTTGGTTTTAATAATTTGGATTCATTTAATAGAACAACTGTTTATAATTTCACAAATGATAAATTGGATAATTGGTTGAAAATATCCAATGTGGGATTAAATATTGATGGAGAAATAATAAATCTTGAAGAAAGTGGAGTAGGATTTGTTGTTTATGAAATTGTTGATACTCAAGATATCAATGGATATTTTATATCAATAATTATGGATGGATTATGTAGTTTCGACTATTCAGTTGATAGAGGATTAACATGGAGTGAGGAGTTAATAGATGAGATTGTTATCCCCAAAAGGGATTCTTTACTTTTAAGAATAACTTTAGAAGATAGTTTGTGTTATATTTATGATATTATTGTGGAATCATTACTTGTTCCAACGGGAATTTACACTACCCTATAGTAGTGTGTTTGAATTTCAGTCTTTAATTTTTTTACATCGAAAAAATTAAAATAAAATATCCTAATAAAGTATAAATTATGAGAGTTAAGAATAAAAAAATTTTAAAAAATGGAGCTATTGGTGCTTATGTTTATTATAAAGATAACAAAAAATGGAAGTGAAGAATAATTGGCCATTCAAAAAGAAAGGTGGTGAAAATGAGAAGGAAGATGTAACTAAGCTTATCTTGAAGTTAAGAATATTTAAAATTATTAATTTATTTAGATCGATTGATATGAGTGAAGAATTCATAAATTCTTTGGAAAAAGACAAGAAACTTAATTCAAAAAAAGTTTCTGACTTGATGATGGACAATAAATTTTTCGAAAATTATGGATTAAATGCAAACAATACTCAAAAAAATTCAATTTATAAAATATTATTGGTAAGATTAAGTGAAATAGTCAAAATCCTCCATATCCAATTCACCAACCGTTTTGGATCTAAGTTGTTTTATTTGCACTTTTGTAATTTATAGAATATAAAAATTACAAAAAGGTAAAAAAAAATATACACAAATTAACCTTCAACAACTTCCCCAATCTCAATTAACTCATCAAACTCGCTCAAATCATATTCACAATCTTTACTAATAATCAAGACCATTCCAATACCACAATTGAATGTTCTTCTCAACTCCTTCTCACTAATTCCACTCTCCCTTTGTACCCACCTAAATACATCAGGGACTTCCCAAGCATCTTCATTAATTTTACTCTTCAACCCTTTTTGTAAATTCCTATCAACATTCTGATTCAACCCTCCTCCTGTAATATGTGCAGCACCAACAACACCTTTTGTAGAACATGACATATTAACTAAGCATATCATTTTTAGGACATCAGTGTAAATTCTGGTTGGTTTCAAAATCTCATCAATATCATATTCAGAATGTTTCAAAACTTTTCTTACCAAAGAAAATCCATTTGAATGTAAACCACTTGATGGTAATCCATAAATCTTATCACCAATTCCTATTTTTTTCGGTAAAAGTTCACAATATTGGGCGCCACCAACTGCAAATCCAGCCAAATCAAACCCCCCAACTCTATAAACATTTCCCATTTCAGCTGTTTCTCCCCCAACTAATTTACAACCAGCTATCTTACAACCTTCATGAATACTTTTTAATAGTTTATAATTAACTTCCAAATCTAACTTATTAACAGCTAAATAATCCAAGAAATATGTAGGATAAACGCCACGTGCTATCAAATCATTAACAGACATTGCAACCAAATCTATACCCAATCCATCATATTTATTATGTTCACGAGCTATTTCCAATTTTGTCCCAACTCCATCAGTACACATACCAATATAAAGATCATCAGTAAAGTGAAAAACAGAACAAAATCCACCAATTTCCTTTTCACAAGAATCAGACAACCCCTTAATCAAATCAACAAACTTATTACCCTTATCAATATCTACACCTGCTCCACTATAACCACCTTCCAATAAATTGAATTGGCCATTTGAACACCAACGAACAAACTCAATTAAACACATTTTCTCTAAATTTTGAACATCCACTTTCAATCTCTCTGCATCAGTATGTATCTCAGGATCAACACGCAATTGCTTTTGCATTACAAACTTACCACCATCAACCTCTTCAGTCACATGATGTAGAGTACAACCTGTAAAAGGCTCACCCCAATCTAAAACTCTCTGATGAACTTCCATATCCATTCCTCCTGTATGTTTTGGCAAAAGAGATGGATGAATATTGAAAATACGCCCTCTATAAGCATCAATTAATTCAGAAGTAACAATCCTCATATAACCTACGAGCAAAACAATATCAACATCATAAATATTCAACAGTTCAACAAGCTTCCTGTCATAAGATTCCCTCGTTTCTCCACGTTTCTTAAAAAAAGGCATATAAACAAAAGGAATTCCAAAGTCCCGAGCTTTATCCAATATACCACTATTCTTCTTATTCGAAATAACAACTTCAACTCTCGCATTCAAAGCTTCCTTCTTAATCAATTCAAAAAGTGAAGTTGTACTTGTTCCACGAGTGGATCCCAAAATTGCTATCTTTATTTTTTTTCCCCCATTATCACCAAGTACTGGTTGATCAAATAAAATACCAGTTCCGATATCCCTCCTGTAATATTGACCCCGGTAAACAATATGATGAGTGCTATTATAAATATTTTGAAGAGCATCATACAAAGATTTTTCAGAATATCTCACAACTGAACACACACGTCCGCCTGTAGTATAATTAACTCCATACTCATTCTTGATATTCGCCCAATAAATTTTATTTCCATATTCATGAAACTTATCATAAATCATAACATCAAGTGGTTCTCTAGACCTTGAAACAGGGTAATCAACATGGGACATAACAACATTTGCTACATGACCTTTCTTCCATTTAACATCTTGATCCCTTCCTTCAACACAAGCTAAACAAATATCATACAATGGAGTATCATCAGACAATAAATTTAAAACTGCTTGTGCTTCTGGATCCCCAAATCTCGCATTGAACTCCAAAAAGTAGTAGCCATCAGAACATTTCATCAATCCACCATACAAAATTCCAACATAACCTTTCCTTAAATGTGCAGATGATCTGTTCTCGGATTCTTCACCACATTTTACAACAACTTTTTTCATATATTCTCTCACTTCCTTCAGTTCAATATCATTCAAAACTTGAACGGGACAAACAGCACCCATTCCCCCAGTATTTAAACCAATATCTTGATCATCAATCTTTTTATAATCTTGTGATTGAGGCATCAACCAAATATCCTTTCCATTACAAAAACCCATTACGGACACCTCGATACCTTCCAACCTTTCTTCAATAATTAATCTATCACACTCTTCATCATTACAACACTCCTCTTGAATAAATAAAATAGCATCACTCTGTCCATTAGGCAAATAAACTCCCTTACCAGCAGCTAAACCATCTTTTTTAATAACATACTTATCAATATCATCACCAAGAGAGCAAACATATTCAACCAATTTTAATTGCCAATTTTCAACCAAACCATTTCGATCCCGCAATTCAAATACTTTGAATGGTGAAGTCGGCAATCCCAACTCCTGCATCATGATTTTTGATTTTACTTTTGAACCCTCAGTCAAAATGGCATTCAAACGAGTTGGCCCAAAACATTTAACACCTTCTAACTCCAATTTATCCACCAAACCTTCGACAAGAGGCTTCTCTGGTCCAATAACAACCAAATCAATTACATTTCCCAAACAAAATTGACAAACTTCCTCATGATCCTCATCATCAACATCTTCCACTAAAATACAACGATCATATGGACCTGTTGAATTACCTAACATCCCACTATTACCCTTCAAAGCATAAACCATTTTGACACAATCAGATTTCAATAAGGTTTCAATAATAACATGTTCCCTAGCACCAGAACCTATAACTAAAACTTTTGCCATAATATAGTTGTATCTGTTATCATCTATTTAAGTCTTGTAATTATATTTTTTTTAGAATTAATCAATAATTCTAAAAAAAAAAGTTCTGAACCACATTAAAAAAGACGGAAAATAAACTACACCCTGTTAACATCTTATGTTAACATCTTATGTTAAACATCTTATGTTAAACATGTCAGGGTGGCTGGATTTGAACCAACTAAGTTTTCTTGAAAGGAAAATGTTTTACCATTGTCATAAAATGATTTGCTGATTTGGGTTCAATAAGTGGATATAATGTAATATCCAATTATTTACGTTAAAAATTGTACAGTTCTCATTAAAAAAACCAACATTTGCTAACACCCGTTTAACATGTAGTGTTAAAACATGTAGTGTTAAAACATGTAGTGTTAAAACATGTAGTGTTAAAACATGTAGTGTTAAAACATGTAATACGGGCGGCTGGAATCGAACCAACGTTATATTCATTTACATTGAAGTGCTAAGTATGAATTGTTGTGGGAGAACAAATTGATCAATAAAAGTTGATCAAATTATAATAGATTAATCATATAATTTGATCAGTTTATGCATTACTCGTATAAATTGTAGAACCAACATTTTAACCCATGCTTTACCAAAATACATGGGGCTGGAATCGAACCAACGTTATTATCTTTAGAAGAGATTTTTTTATAAATTACAAAATATGATTTGCTGCTTGAGTAAAAAATTTAAAATTACGCATTTTGCGTTTATTGCGTTTAATGTGCTAACCTCAATAAAAAATAAGCTATATCCCCTCAAAATAAAAGTGGGGATAGCTGGGTTTGAACCAACAATCTTTTTCTTCCATAGAAAATGCTTTACCAAAAGGCACTGCTGTTAAAGGTTAAAAATTACGCTTGTATATGTGCTTATCTCATTAAAAAACTAAGCTAACCTCCCTTAAATATTGTGGGAGGTGAGGGATTTGAACCACTCATCATTTCATTATCAGTGAAGTGCTTTTCCAAAACGGAATGCTGTTAGAGATAAATATATTAACCATTGTCGAATTTATATATTATTATCTTTTTAAGTAGTTTTAGCCCCAATACATTCTTTATTTTTTATAATGTTTTGTTTTTTCGTATGTTTCATTAAGAAATTCTTTATTTTTGTAAAGAATATCATTTACATTTTTCTGAAATTTTTTAGAGGTTGCATATTCCAACTTATCTAATTCACTATTTATGACAGGATTACTTAATTCTTTGTTATTTGAAATACAATCATTGATATCATCTATTGTTGCTACTTTTATCTCGTGAAATGTATCATCCTTCTCTGCTTTTTTCCAAAATCCTTTGAAAACATATAACTGTCCACCATATCTATGTTTAACCAATAGATTGCGGTTTTCCGGATATTTTACATGTTTCATCGCAACATATCTTGTAAATAAATTATTTACCAAAAAGATAATCCGTTAACTTGATAAGGTTAAAATCATATATATAAATAAAAATTATTTAATACATCGTTTATGCTGAAATTAAATAACAAATAAAATACTTACCAAAAAGTGTATTTTGACCATTTTTATTTTAGCATTAATACTGTTAAAATAAAATATTTTTATACATTTAAAATTATCATTACTTTGGGGACGGATTATCTTTTTGGTAAGACGGATTCACTTTTTGGTAAGAAATTCCAAATCTAATCACCAATTCCAAATCTAAACATTTTAAACCAAGGAGTATAATCCCCCTTCATATCAATAGGTGACCATGGAAGTTGCCACCTCATAAATGACCTTTCGGGATGAGGCATCAAAGCAAAATGACGCCCATTCTCACTACAAATACCAGCAACTCCCCAAATAGATCCATTGGGATTATGAGGATATTTCATCGTAAAATCTCCTTTAAAATCGGTATATCTCATAACTATCTGTCCATTCTTTTCCAATTCATCAAATTTCTTTTGACTCATAACAAAACGACCCTCTCCATGAGCCACCCAAATACCACATTTCAATCCGACCAATTCCTCAGTAAACTTACATTTACTCTCCTCAACACAAACAGTAGGAAATCTGGATTCAAACCTACCAGACAAATTATGATTCATCTCAATTCCCTCACCAAATAATCCCATCTTAACCATCAATTGACATCCATTACAAACCCCCAATGAATACGTATCATCTCTAGCAAAATATCTATCAAATTGCTCCTTAACAGTTGGATTATTCTTTATAACACTGTACCAACCAGTTGCCGAACCCAAAACATCAGCAAAACTGAAACCCCCAACAAAAGCTATAACATTAAACTTATCCAATAGGTAAGGATCATTCAATAAATCGTGACTGTTCACATCAACAGCATTACCCATTCCTAATTTGAAGGCTGCTCCCATCTCTCTATAACTATTACTTCCTTCCTCCCTGATAATCGCTACCCTCATATCCTTCTGGTTACCAAACGTGGCGACAGATTGTGGTAAATGATGTGTTTCAATATTCCACACAGGAGTATCAAAACTTCCATAAACTTTACTCTCCTCTTCAACAAGCTGAACTCTACACTGTTTCTTCTCCAATTCATAACTTGGTTTCTCCCAATGTTGGCGCAACTCTGTAACACTTTTTACAAAAACGGTTTTGCTGAAATTCTTGATCAAAACCTTATTATCACCAATTGTTCGCCCAATCTCAACAATCTTAATCCCATGATCAGCAAATACACCCCTTATATCATGATCACTCTCCAAAACAATTCCAACTTCCTCATTAAACATATAACGAATCAAATCATGTTCATTTATATCAATCTTTATTCCAACATTTCCAGCAAAAGCCATTTCCAAAAGTGTAACAATCAACCCCCCATCACTCTTATCATGCCCAGACAAAATCAACTCCTCAGAAATCAATTTCTGAACCAATTTAAAAGTTGTCTTCAACTTACCCATATCATTAATATAAGGAGGCTCCGTATAAATTTTACCCATCACCTGACTTAAACTACTTCCACCCATTAAATTCTCACCTTCAGACAAATCCACATAATAAAGCCTACTTCCAATATTTTTAAGATCTGGAGTAACCTTCTTATAAATATTTGGACACTTAGCATAAGCACTCAATACAAGAGACCTTGGACATTTTATTATACCACTGTCGTGGTTACTATTACCATTACCACTATTGTGGTTACCATTACCACTATTGTGGTTACCATTACCACTATTGTGGTTACCATTACCACTATTGTGGTTACCATTAGCATGGTAAACAGCCATAGACAAACTATCCTTTCCTCCGTCAATAATTACGCCAAATTCCCTACAAACCTCACTCAACTCCACCATAGCTATATACATGTCATTTGTTTCCTCTGGATATTTATTGGGACAAGGCCACATCCAATTTGCGGAACAAGATATATTATTAACATCATCAATTTGAACAAACATCAAATTTGTCAACATCTCAGCAAAAGTTTTATGAACCATTGCAACTGGACAAACCAAACCAACAATAGGTTGCTCCCCAATAGAAGTCGCACACCCATTATACTCACCATTCTCTCCCAATATAAAACTAGAACTCATCAATCCAAAATCAGAAAGCGGAGTATGTAAAGGTCCAACACACTGTTGTTGAGCAACCAACCCTGATACACATCTATCCACTTTATTAGTAAGAAATCTTTTTGATCCAACCTGAATCATCTCCAAAACTCCAACCAATGCTTTCTCAAAATTCCACTTATTCCTATCAACATAAAATTCATAAAATTCAATATCAATATCTTTCCCATAATAAGTTTTTCGAGAACAATCCAAATTTAATGGATAATTTTTAATAATTGATCTATTCTCAGCCTTATTAACAATATCCAACTTACCATTTTCCCCACAAATCTCCCCAACAACATCCAATTGTACATTCTCACGATCACAAATTCCCTGTACCAACTCCAAATCCTCATCATCTATAACAAAAGCATTCGACTCCTGATACTCAGATGACCAAACCTCAATGTCCGTCATACTCTCATCACCCAAAGTAACCGCACCCAAATCAATAACTGCCCCTTTATCCTCAATAATCTCCTTTAACACATTTCCATTTCCACCTGCACCTTGATCATGAATACTAACAATTGGATTTCCACCCTTTATATCAATAATATGTTCCAAAGCTTTGTTCATTTTCTGTTCCATCTCTGCATCATCTCTTTGAACAGCTGAGAAATCCAATTCACTATTCTTATCATCACTTATTCTACTTGAAGCCGATCCCCCTCCCAATCCAACTTTATAAGCCGGACCTCCAATCTTACAAATAAGCATCTCATCCTCTAATTGCTTCTTTTTCAAATTCTCATTTTTAATAAGACCTAATCCAGCTGTAAACATAATTGGTTTAATCCATTCCACCCTTTTCTTTTCACAATTTTTAAAAGATCGCGTGAAACCAACAACAATTGGTTCACCAAACTTATTTCCATAATCTGATGCCCCATTACTAGCCTCAATCAAAATCTCCAAAGGTTTCGCAATACTATTTGGATAATCTGATCCATCGCCTTTGGTAAAATCTATTTTGCCGACGCAATATCCAGCAGAACTACAAACAGGCCGAGCCCCAGTTCCAGTTGCTTGTACATCCCTAATCCTACCACCAATACCAGTTGCTGCCCCCTGAAATGGCGCAACTCCTGTTGGAAAATTATGGGTTTCAGCAGTTAAAACAAAATGATTTTCTTCATTTACCACTTCATATCTTGAATTAATTGTATCTCCACGAAATCCTGAAATAACACTTGAATTATCAGAAAATGCAACCAAACTATGATCAGCAGTTCCATCCATACGCCTTTGTTCTAAAGGTTCTTTAACAAGTTGGAAAAGAGTTTTATCCATTTCTGTTCCATCTAAAACAACCTTTCCATTAAAAAAATGATGTCTACAATGTTCACTATTTGACTGAGCCAAATCCAAAAGAAAAAACAAATGATGATCAACATCAACAATACACTTTCTTACAATTTCTATATCATTTTCATCCAAAGACAAACCATACTTTTCATTAACTTCATCAAACCTCTCTTTTGTAACCACACCACCCTCAAATAAAACTTTACCCTCATTATTCCTTTCAACCTTGTTTGATTGATTCCCAAGAAAATGGGTCAAATCATTTCTCATAGTTTCAGTCATTTTGTCATGATATTTCTGGAATAATTTCTCACCTTCTTCTTGGGAATCAATCAAATAAATATAAGATTTTTTAACTGCTGAAATCCAATTTAATCCACTTTTTTTACAAATTTTCATAACATTACTCGACCATGGCGTAACTTCAGATATCGATTTAACTTCAAATTTAACTTTTCCATAAGGAATCGGTAAATCTTGTGTCTTTGTTCCAAAAAGATCATAAATATTTTGAAAATCAACAAAAGTCATGTCATCAAAATTAAGCCATAAAGTGTAACATTCGTACTTATCCAAGGATGGATCTACTAATTTATAAAGTTTAAATGTCATTGATATGACAAGAGATGACTATTTTTTTATATCAAAAAATTAACAACTTTTACGTTTCTTATTAATCTTCGATCGCCTTCTACTAACAGCTTTCTTCTTAATTGGTTCAGTTTCTTTCCATTTTTTAAGATTCTCTCTGCCCACATATTGTAATTGCTTTTCACATTTTTAGAAAAAATCTATTTTTTTTTTCTAAAAAAAATTACAGAACGTAGGAGTTGAGCCTTTTATACGACCATCAGTCATGCTCAGGACTTATCTGAATCGAACAGATGTTTTAACAATAAACGTTAAAAAAAAATGAATTGCGGTATACGTTCACAATATTTATTTATAAATATCTTTTTAAGTTATTTTTTTATAAAAGACTAAATTAAATATCCAATTTAGTCTTTGTACAGAACACAGATATAAGCGATTATACGGACAACCAGTCAGCACCGCTCAAACCGTGGGGATCGAACCCACCCGAAAAGATTAAAAGTCTTGTATAGGTTTGAATTGCTGTATGTGTTCTGATGAAATAAAAATCATTTTTTTTTACATGCTTAGTATGTTGTGCTAACCAGTGATATAACGAATAGAGAACATAGGAGCCTCAAAAACTGCTGTACCCAAACTATCAACCAACGTTGGCCTTCTCCCCTCAATAAAATGTCCAAGAAACTGTAAGAGCCACGACATAATAAAAACGTTTCTACTATTTTTAAACCAATTCTTGTCATGACCCTTCCAATATTCACTCAAAGAATCCAAAAGAGTGATATAAATAACCATTGTAAAAAAAACTTTCCAAGAATTATTCAAATACCTCATATAATAAATAACCTTAGCAAGATCCTTCGTTGTTATCTGCCTATCACCAATCTTAAAAAGCTTTATTTCATCCAAAAAATTCATACTCGTTAAAACAATTGCGGGAATACACACAAAATGAATTGCTTTATTTATAGGATGTTGATGATAAAATTCATATGATAATTGTTTATCCATTAACAAATATTAAGGTTATGTTGCTTTTAAGTAAACTTTTTTTTATAAAATATATTCAAGCATATGAAAATGTATAGTTGGAATCTTCAGGAAGTTCAAGAAGATACTCGAAACAATCAGATCCTGTAAAATTTGTCGAATTATCAACATAAAATGAAACATTACATGTACTATTGTATGTTGTATTCAAATCTACAAAACCAGAAAAACCAGCAAGAACTTCAACCAAAACATCTCCATGACAAGCTTCAGGTTTACACCAACATCCTAAAACTTTCCCATCCAATTCTTTAATATCATTTATCAAATCTGAATCATAAATATATTCTTTGAACTTCTCGATAACCATCTCTACCATATTTTTTAACAGAAAATATGTTTCTCCATTTAGAACTAGTAGCACCTTTTACATAATGATTATGTCTTCCGATATAAATATGATTTGGATCCTTTAACCAATCTTCTAAATCTTTGTAACCTTTCTTTACCAAATTCTTTTTCTTTATATTTACAACCTCCATTATTTTCTTTTATAATGATTAATACTTATAATTTTTAAATTCATTTTTTATATCTGAAAGTATTAATCTTATCCACCATAATCTTACAAGGATCGATAAACTCATCTCCAACTAAAACAATTGGAAGTTCAGTACAAGCTGTGATAAAATATTTACAACCAGTTTTCTTCAATTCATTGACAACTTTTGTCAAAATCATTTTTGAAATTGTGTAATCCTTTTTCTTGATCAAATAAATAGCGTTAGTCACATTCTTTTGTTGTTCAACATTTGGATAAATAAAATTAGGCAAATATTTGTCATACAACTTCATCTTTCTTGTAGCTATTGTTGACAGAATACAAACATTGTCAAGTCTTTCATGTGTAACATGTTTACACGTTTCCTCAATGATACTGAGAAAAGGTGTTTTCATCGAACGTTTAATCTCATCTTCCCAATAATGAGCTGTGTTACAAGTCATGATAATATGTGTTGCTTGACTGTTTTCTAACAACTTAACATTCCTAATCAACATATTCCCAATTTTTTTAATCGCCGGATCGTCACCGGACAACAAAGAAGACGACCTGTCAGGAATTTCAGGAGTAGATATCAACAAAAATGGTACATGATCTTGTTCGCTTTTAATAGGCGTTAAATCATTCAATTTGTGTAAAAAACTAATCGTGGCATTGGGACCCATACCGCCAACTATTCCTAGAAGCATACTATACTTTATAAATTGAAAGTTTTTATAATATTTTTTTCACTTTTTTAATGATAATCCATAAGTGACGGATAACCACCATTTACAGGAATATCCAAGTGATGTCTATGAAGTTTGTAAATATTTCCTTTTGAAAAATGAACAACAATCCCCTCAAAAAATTCACATTGTTTATCGTTTAAAAACCATTCTTTCAATTTTTCGAAATTAAAATCTTTTGGATAACTTTTCAAATGAAAAGTTCCATGAACGATAATCAAATGTTCATCAAGTTTGTGTGGATTTTTCTGCCATTTTGGTCCCATAACTTCAACAGAAAGCCCCTCCAATTTTTTTAGAGGAACTTCCTCAATTTCTGTCTCATAACCATTATAGATTAGTGTACGAATTGATTTCTTATCTGGTGATAATGTGTCCAAATGCCATTTATCACCTTTTTCCAAAGGCATAAAACCAATCAAATGGCCAAATTCGTCAGATGTTTGCTCCCATGTTTGTGGGACTTTTCTATTCTTCTTGATATCACGTCGTTTCTGGAGCTTTCCATTATGGATACGACAACATGTACCATCCATTTTTCCAGATACAATAAAAGTTTGCTCCCTATCATTCAAATCTTTTTCGAAATATGGATTCAAAACCGTTGTTGCAAGCCTCTTCCTAGTTGTTCGCCCCAACTTTTCAGTAGGAATGTCTAACATTTCACATTCATATATACATTGAATCTTTCCCTTCACTGGATTACCAAATTGCTTCATACTTTGTACATGTTTTAGCATGATCTTTATAAAAATAAATTCACTTTTTTTTATATTCATTAATTAATTCAAAGATTCCCTTGATACTTAATTCATATTTATCACCATCAAAATAATCATCAAAACACTTAATATCCAATTTTGAATCAATATTATTAAGAATTTTCTGAACTCCAATCTTCTGGATTTACAAAAACGTCTACACAGTTATTTATATTATCATGTTTTCTATCAGTTACAACTAATGTGGTTAACATAATTAATATTTTATTTTAATGTTCCTTTAAGATAAAAAAATCATTTTTTAACTTTATTTACTTAAGAGTTTCTGTACCTATAAATAGTAACAATGGTTAATCAGAGCAATTTAGTTGATTTTAATGTGAGTTATAACAAAACTATGGATAATTGGCAAACTGTTAGTGATGAAGAAGTTGATGAGTTTAAGGATTATATAAGAGGTTTATTTAATATTCCTTTTGAAACATTAATGGTTGCTAGAGTGAGTGATATGGTTAGAATTATTGGATTTTGTTCAAATGGTTTGCTTAATAGGAAGATGTATTTGGTTATTCATGTGAGGGATGGTAAATGTAAGATTTTTGAAGGTAATTGTGAAAAGATGATTGATAATTTTGGGGAAAAACAATGGATTATATTTAATAATGACGATGCCCAGATTTATGAAGGAACTGGTGAAAGATATACCGTAGGCATTGATTATAATGAAAATTATGTTGATAATTACTAACGAAGTTACAGGCTAACGAAGTTACAGGCTAACGAAGTTGTAGGCTAACAAAGTTACAAGCTAACGAAGTTACAAGCTAACGAAGTTACAAGCTAACGAAGTTACAAGCTAACGAAGTTACAAGCTAACGAAGTTACAAGCTAACGAAGTTACAAGCTAACGAAGTTACAAGCTAACGAATTTAGCGAAAGCCATATTTTATGGCAAAATCAAGCATATTTTGTGTTCCCATTGATGAATTGCATTGTCCACAGATTGGTCTTAAATTGTCAACGGTTGGTTGACCGCCCATTGCGTCTGAAATTACGTGTCCTGCGCTGAAGTTGGATTTTGAAATCTTGTTTTTCTTGCAACAGACACAATTTGATTCTCCGATGTGTGTACCGATCCATTTATTCCAACATTGTTCTTTGACTGATGCTGGAATATTAGCTCTTCCCACTTTGTGTTGAAAATGTCTCAACAATTTGTTTTTGTGGTGTGTGACTTGTGAAAAAACTTCTTTTTTCTTTTGTCTTGTTTGTTTTATTTGAAGTTCAAGTTCTGCGACTTTTTCATCACAATGTCGTTTAATCTCTTGTTTGTAAATTTCCGTAGCTTTGATAATATTTGCTCTTGTATAAGTACTAGTTCGTAGTTCAACTGGAGCTGACAGTCCTTTCTCAAGCAATTCTTTTGCTGTTTTCAAAAGTTGTTGTTGTTGCTGTGATTGCATGTTTTTCTGTGGTTCCTAATTTATTTTGAATAAAAAAAATCATTTTTTCTATGTTTATAATATAAATGTGTTACAATGCTCCAACATCAATTATTTATTTTGGAATTATTTCCATTATAATTATATTTTTATGGATGAGAAACAAAGAAAATGACAGATGGTTCGCTTTGTTTTTTATTTTCGCTAATTTTGTTCAATTGGGAGAATTCTTTATTTGGACAGGTCTTGGTAACAAAAACAAACAGATGAATTTATTTGGATCAAAATTAATAAAACTTTCAATATATGCTCAACCTTTGGCAATTACATTAGGTGCAAAATTTTTGGGTAAAATAGATAAAAAATATGATACCGTTGTAAATGTTTTAGCTGTTGTTTATGGTCTATTATTTGGTATTGAAGTTTTGAGAACATTGATTAATCCAGTGAAATCTAGCAGGCAAGCGGGACATCATTTGACTTGGAATAATAATTTGTTTAATGATACTTTAATTAGTGGTACATTTTTATCATTTATTTATGCCATTAGTTTTTTTATTATATTTTTCCAAAAAGATAAGATTCAAGCATTGTTTATTGTTGCTTTCGTTTATTTGGCTTTGGCTGTCAATTATTTCTCATTGAAAAACAACACATGGCAATCAATGTGGTGTTTCATTGGTAATTTCACTCCAGTGTTATACCTTTTAACAACGATATAAATTATAAAAAAAGATTAAAAATCACGACTGATAGAATCACGCAAGATCTTCCCGATCTCATATTCCGTCAAATCGTCATCTTCATCTGGAGCAGACGACAAAATTCGCAAAAATCACAAATTGTAATTTTTAACAAATTTAATACCCGAAGATATTCTAAAGGCCTTCGTCTTGACCTGTAAATAAACTTTTAAACGTTTATTTAAAAGATGTTTTACACAATAGTTATAATTTATCTTGGTTATCGATAAAACTATGTCATTGGAGCATATGGAATAACATCAAACCATTATATCTCCAATATTGTTTATTATTATATCTTTAAGTAATAATATCGTTATATTAAAAATTGTGAATTTTGCGATTTTTCTCTACAGCATTTTATCCATTTATCAAATATTCCGCCACTATGCCTTTTCCAGTATCAAAATCATTTGCTGAAGGTTTACAAATGGATATATTACCACAACATGATAAAATTAATGGTGTTTACAGAGCCACAAAACCAATCACTATAACAAACGTAGATGAAAATTTAGAACCATACACTAATGGGAAAAATACAGTAATTACACATGGCGATGGTATGGATTCTACAGCTATAGCCTTATTATTTCCAGATTTTCTATTAGTTCATAGTACCAATAAAGATGATCCCTCGAAAATTAAAACATTTATAAATGAAAACCTAAAAAATAAATCATACATAATTAATTCAAATTGTAAAGAATTATGCCACCCAAAGGGATTCACAACATTTACCAATATATTCTTAATACCATTAATATTATCCACAGATCTAAATATTAAAAATATTTGCTGTGGCGAAATATTGGGATCTTCTTGTTTATCAAACGGTAGGAAATATTTTCCACAATTTAATACAAAGAGACGCAATAGATGGATGAGATTTTATAATCACATTGGTATAAATATATTTTCCCCAATAGCAGGATGTTCAGAACTTATCACTTCAAAAATAGTTCACACACATAATTTATCAAATAAAGTATTATTTTGTGAAGCAAATCAAGGGAATCCCTGTTTTAAATGTGTAAAATGTTTAAGAAAAATTTTAGAACTAAAACCACATGGATATAACCACGATTTTAACAGTTTTAACAAACAATTTATCATAAAAAATTTGTCAAAAAGACCATTATATTTTTCACATATATTCATCCATACAATAAAAAATAATCAAGATATACCCCATTATTTAAAAAAATTAATCAAAGACATCCAACACATAGATACATCTTTATTTAATAAAATTTATTCCAAAAGTTTTATCTACTTTCCAAACGACATAGCTGAAAAAATAATTAATAAATTAACAAAATATGCAAAAATAATGAATAAAGAAGAAGAAAAATATTTAGAAAATTGGAATATAACATAAAAATAAATGTGTTATTCCTACAATTCATCTGATATAGCCAAAACCCTTTTTGTATGACGACCACCATCAAAACCAGTTTCCATAAAAATTTGGGTAAAAAGTTTTAATTGACTTTCCGTTATAAATCTTGCTGGTAAACACAACACATTAGCATCATTATGTTGTCTTGCCAATTCAACAGTTTCAGTATTCCAACAAAGTGCTGCTCTTACATCTTGATGTTTATTTGCAACCATCGACATACCATTTCCACTTCCACAAATAAGAATCCCAAAATCAAAATCTTTAACCATTTCTGACAAAGTGTGCGCATATAACGGATAATCAACACTATTTGTTGATTGACAACCTAAATCCAATACATCATGTTTCAATGATATCAAATATTCTACGATAATTTGTTTGTACTCATAACCAGCATGGTCATTCGCAATAATAATCTTCATAACCTGAATAGGTGGAGAATCTTTATATAATATCAAAACAGAAAATAAAGAAAATTGATTTTTACATAACATAAAGATAATTTACCATGATACATTATGAAAAAATGGAAAAAAAATGTTAAAAATGTTAAAAAGGTGTTGAGCGAACGAAAATGTTGTGAACCTTTCAAAAAAAAATCAGAATGGAGCCTTAATGAAACCTACGAAAGATTAAAAGGTTGGAAATATAAAACATGGTCAAGTGATTCCGCCATCTGGGAGATTGCTAAAATCGAAGAAAAATCGGTTACAAAATGGCACACAATAACAATACATGATGACGGAACAGATTGTTTATACTGTACTTTCAAATATAACAAAATTGGAAGAATAGAAATTTACTCAAATACATTCACAATTGATAGCCAAGGAACTTATGACTATGGAATGGAAGCAACTTTTTTGAATGAAAATGGTGAATGTCTTTTTTATTTCAGAGAAGGTGATGTTTGTCATATGAAAGTTCTTGAATTAACCAAACCAGTTTTGAGTATTTTTGATGCTTATGATTACATTTCTGACAAAGAACCTGTACACTACCTAAACAAAGAATTAGAAAAATACGCGGGATTTGAAAACGATTACATTAATATACTCGATATGTTAAACATTATCTGATATAAGAAACGTAAATGATATTTCTTTATATAAATAGTTATATAAGGAAATTATAAAACATCTGAGTAGACGGAATCGAACCGCCATCATTTGGGCTACAACCAAAGATTTTACCGTTAAACTATACCCAGTTAAACATAATTGTTTATATATCAGGTGTGGGATTCGAACCCACGAAGCATTACGCATGACAGCTTGAATGTCACCCCTTTGACCACTCGGGAAACCTGATGCGGGGGATATCCCCCTTAGTTTACGAGGTTGGAGTGATATCTATTTTGTTATCTGGTGTTGGATTCGAACCAACGACTTTTTGCTCATGAGACAAATACTCTTCCGCTGAGTTAACCAGATTTGATTTTATTTTTAACCTGATCCACTCAGTTAACCAGATTTATTTTGATTTAAACCTACACCAACCGTGGGATTTGAACCCACAACCTTCTGTCTGACAAACAGCTGTTCTACCTAATGAACTTCGTCGGTTAAAAATTACGCCAATGCTGGGAATCAAACCCAGGTTTCTTGCACGACAAACAAGCGCACTTATCACTGTACTACATCGGCTTGAACATTTCATGTTCAACATGAAATGTTCAAAGTATACCAGATGTGGGATTCGAACCCACGAAGCATGACGCATAACATCTTAAGTGTCACCCCTTTGACCGCTCGGGAAACCTGGTTTATTGTTTAGTATGTACCCGTTGTGGGACTTGAACCCACGACCACATGATTAAGAGTCATGCGCTCTACCAACTGAGCTAAACAGGTATGTAAAATAGTTTTGCCGACTGTGGGACTTGAACCCACGACCACAAGATTAAAAGTCTTGCGCTCTACCAACTGAGCTAAACCGGCACTTCACAATCTTCTATATAATTATCTTTTTAAGTAGTTTTGGGATTATAATAAAAAATGAAAAATAATATTTCTACATCAAAACGTAGCTCTTTTCAATTATGAGTCAAAAAAGTACAACTGTTTTCAATCAACAATGATCGAAGCTTTTATTTTTAATAAAGTTGATGAGAACTGTCCAATTTGTCAAGATAAACTATCGGAAGATAGTTGTTATGGATGTAAATGTAGCCCATATGCATCAAGACTTATTTGTGGACATTATGCTCACGTTTCTTGCCAAATTGATTACAATCCTGATGTGTCTAGATGTTCTGTTTGTAGAAAAAATCTTTTCAAACTTGCAGAACGAAAGAAAAAAGCAAGAGAAGAGAAAGAAAAAGAATAATCAGAATTTATAAAATAATCTACTTAACTATTTTTTTGTTGCGTTAGGATTCGGTCTTGTTGACGTCTTTATCAACATAACCAATGGGAAGTGCTACTTCTGCTTTTTCTTCCTGTAACTTCTCCTCAGCGATCTTTGCTCTTTCTTTGGCTTCTTCCAAATCCTTCTTTATGTTCCGAAGTTCAATTGTTCTTTGCTGAAGTTTGTCCCTATTGTTATCAGTAGCAACTTTTGAGCAATGTTCATGACATTTCACACAAGACAAATAAATTCCCCAAATAATAAGAGAACCTATACCCAAAACGAATACACCAGTTGAGAAAGCCAAGGATCCCAAAAGGATATCATCATAACAATCTTTACCAGTTGCTTCAACGTAACTGAGTACAACAGTACCCCAAAAACGCAAACCACAATTGATCAATACAGAAACAATCATCCATCATCTATCATGCCATCCTTTTGAGGCATAAAAATAATCCAAACATTAGAGTAATATTTTCTTGAAAAATAAAACAAAATACCTGTTGCTACATTTGAAAGCATAAATGTTTCAAGATTAATCAATGGACGTCCAAATTCAACAGAAATAGATTCTGCTGAATAATGTAATGGGAGAATAACAGCATATGTTATAGTTGCCACCCAAATTAGTACAATTAGTACAGATACAACAACAAATAAAACATTCTGATAGCAAAATTTTTTCCCAAAATCAGAACCAAAAATACATACATTTACTTCTTCAATATCATTTGATCGAGGCATGTTAAATTTTGTAACATAAATAACCTTAGTAAAATTTTCTTCAATTTCCAAGTATGTAACACTCTCTGGCAAACTTTATATTACCTACGTGGATGAGTTTTGGGAGGAAATGAAAATTTGATATCGTTTATAATTTGGTTTTAGTTGTCCGTTACAACTTTTGCAACTGTTGGTTCAATTGCAACCGGAATAGCAGACGTTTCGTCCCTCAGTTTCTCTTCAGCAATCTTTCTTTTTGTCTGCTCATTTTCCAACTTTTGTTCAAATTCTTTGATCTTAATTTCTCGAAGTTCAACTTCTTTGTTTTTCTCTTCAAGAGCTTTCTTGGTTTTCGCCAAATCACTCTTACGTCGCCTTTCCCTTGCTTCTCTATCACAAATTACACAACATTTAATTGCCTCAATAAAACCCCACATGATAAAAATGAAAGGTTGTACAATAAAAACAATAGCCGATTCAACAAGGATATGATACAATCGTATATCATCAAAACAATCATCAACCAACCCATTTGCTTGAATATAACAAAAAGCAACAAATGACCAAAATCTGAAACATGACCAAAAAATCCAAATAATCCATGTCCAGGCATGAATATAATATTTATTATCATCGTCATAATACATACCATTTTTAGTAGCATACAAATTATCAAACATACTCTTAATTAATACTCCGTTCAACACAAGGATAATCTCGAGATTCACCCAAGAGACAGCACATTCCTTATATGTAGCTTTATCATTGTAACCCTTTGGTAAAATGAAAAGATACACAATGGTCTCAATTATCAAATATACAACGGGCAAATAGAACCAATTACCACAAGAATTAAATTTAATATCACAACACATAATTAAATTATATATCAAGTTAAATCTTTAAAAAATATTTTCATTTTTTCTTGATTTTTGTCTACAACTTTAAATTTAAATTCTTTACAAAAATTATTATACTGTAAAGAAAAATCGCAAAATTCGCAAATTATAATTTAATATACGTTGTAACCTAAATACTTATTTAAAGACTTCATATATATATTATATATGAGTTCCGACGTTTTTTTGAAATTTAA